TCAGCGTGACTTCGCCTGCTGACGCTTCACATGGGCGAGGATCGACTCTTCGCTCAAGCCGTCACGATTGACGAGCACGGTGTCGAACACCTTTGCGGTTTTGGATACGGCGGCGGATTCTTCGGAATAGGCCGCTGCATATTTGGAAGACGGCGTGGGCACACGCAGATAATTGCCGCCTGGAGCTGCTGGTTCCCGCAGAAAGTTACCTTCGGGGCGCTCCGCCAGGATCGGGCCGATTTCCGGCAGGATCGCGAATTGTTCGAATGCGGGCTGTACACCGTTGACGAGTGGCATGGCCTGAAGCGCCGCATTCTTCTTGGAACCGACGAGCGCGGTCTGAGCCGAGCCGGCATAATTCGGGTTCGATGTCGGCGCCGGCACGAAATTCGGCGAGGCCGAAGCAACCATCACGCCGGTCGCGATCTGCCCTTCAGGCGCAACGCCCGGCGAACGCGAACCCTTCGGAATATAGGAAGCCATCAGGTAAGGCATGTCGTGGCCATCGAGCGGCGCACGGCCCGCATATTGAACCCGTACATTTGCCGTCCCCGTCGCCTTCATGTCCAGAAGATCTGCCGTCTTGCTGGAAACGTCAATCAGACGGCCCTCGTGGAACGGACCACGGTCGTTGACCCGGACGAGCACCGACGCGCCATTATCCATATTGGTGATGCGCGCGTAGCTCGGCAGCGGAAATGTCGGATGTGCGGCAGAAAGATGTTCCTTGTCGTAAACCTCGCCATTCGCCGTGAGGCGTCCATGGAAGGCAGAGCCATACCAGGAAGCAAGGCCAACCTTGTTGTAGCCCGGCTCTTCTTTCGGGAAGTAACGGCGGCCCTTGACGGTATAGGCGTTACCCAGCAGCTCGCGTCCGCCACCCTTCGGGATGTTCTTTCCATCGGCAACGCGCGGGCTGGCCTTCACGCCATATTCGGATTCGGAGAAATATTCCTTGCTGCGCTTGGGCTTAGGCTTTGTCTCGGAGGTGGTGGAACACGACGCCGTTGCAGCGCAAAGCACGGAAATTGCAAGCCACTTCACGCCCGACCTGGCGCTGATGCCTGTTTTCTTGACCGTAGAATTCAAATCGTCTGCCCCACGCTGCTATTGGCTCGGAGAACCGCACCCTCACTTGCCTCGATATTGCCCCTGCCATCGAAGCACCTAACAGTCGCTTAATCTTGTGCATAACGTGGCGAAAATGCGAACGACTTTTGCAAATTCGATAAAATTGTAACGAACGTGGTTAATGATTTCTATCTTTTCGGCATGCCCCTCCACGGCGGAATCCGCCCGCCGCAAGTCCTCCCCTCGCAGCCTCGCAAGGAACAAAGCAGCGGTAACCGCGTTTTCTCCGCGCAAACAAACGAGCTTCCGCCGGTTTCGGCTGAGGGAGGAAACATGATAAATTTTATGAAAACCACAGGTCTGGCGATTGGCATCGCCCTGGTATCCTTCGCCGCACCTATGCCTGCCGGTGCCCAGGATATGGAGCTCAGAATCGGCCCGGATGGCGTCCGTCCCGTCATCCGCGACCGTGATCGGGACATGGACCGCCGGGGTCCTCCACGCATGCGTGGCTGCAGCGAACGCGAAGCCCGCGCCGCGGCCCGTGAAGCAGGCCTTCGTGATCCCGAAGTCGTGCGCGTCACGCCGGGCCGCGTTGTTGTCGAAGGCTTCACGCGCCGGGGACCGGACCGGATCACCTTCGCAAATGAACGAGGCTGTCCGGAAATCTGATCCACAACCGCCGCCTGGAACCCGCCGAAAGGCGGGTTTCTTATTCGTACGGAATTTACGCGATGCCCAAACGCTGCGGGAACATGCCTCGTCGCGACATTATTAGGAATGATGTTGCGCTTGATGGCAGATGGGGTGTCTGTCACGTTTAGACCCCTACTGCGTTGAAATCGGCTCAGAAATTTTTTGGTAATTTTGAAATGTACCCGGTTTTATACCCGGGAATAAAATTCAGTTTCTATGACGCCTTTTTCAGCCGGCCAACTGTTTGGCGGGTGTCTTGCCAGTGCTTTATGTCCGCGACCGTCCACCGAACGCATCTTTCGCCCAACTGGCGTGGCCTCGGGAATTCGCCATCGTCCATCCAGCGATACAGCGTTGATGAACCCACCTTCACCATTGCCAGGACTTCCTTGAGGGACAGGTAGGCGTCGAGAGAGACAAGATTTTCATTGGGCGAGACAGACATAGCGGGCTCCAAACATACAAACGT